CTGGTAATTGGTCTATGCGTAAAAGTGTACTGAGTGGTCCAGTTTTGTATACGAACACTGGAAGATATGGTCCTTGTGTGATTTTACCACTCCCTAAACACCCGTCACACCCTTTACCTTCACATGTGTCATGTTTCGCCTTTTTATGTGACCATGGCATACGAAATCCACTTCCCTTTGAACGTCGTTGAACATCACCGTATACGGACGAATCTATGATCTCATTCCAATCGATCGACTTTTTAGCGGTATACAAAGCCACGAGGATGTGTTCTCGAAGCGCCACCGCTGACACCTGATTCACGACAAATCCTGGCCAATTCATATGGATACCCGTCTTTGTGAGATTACCAGCCTTTTTAGGCTCTGATACGGATATCAAACATTCTTTACCACCGTGACGCTTGACTTTGTCACATATGACTTTGCATATGTCTTGAATCTCTTCAATACTCAAGGCTTCTGTATTTTTGTAGTCTATATCGACGAAAAAGTTGTACGTCGGTGTCTTTTGTTCGACGACATAAACCTTTTCACCACCGTGAACACACTCTACATACTTTGTATAAAACTCGTCCAATTTATCAAATGGCACGGAGAGGACTCCACCGTCCATGAGCACATGTGATAATTGGTTTCCATGAGTAAACCCCCTTTGGGAACACCAACGTTTAAACATACTTACATTGTATACGCGTCTATTTTTTAATACCTACTCACAGACGTCACAAATGATAGGTCTTGCAACTCTACACTTGAAGATAATTCATTCTTTAACACTAAAAGCTCATAGACTTTCATGTCTTTAATTTCTTCAATCTTTTCATCCGCCTGTTCGGGTGTAAACGCCCTGTTATCGATAAAGAGGTCTTTAATTTGTCTGAGAATATACGCCTTTGACTTCATCACTACTTAATAGAGAATGTTTTTCTATTCATGCTTGAAACACACGCGTAAAACTCTGGATTTTTTATGACATTATCGATGATTCGAGTCCATCGTTTACGAACATTGAACTCCTCGAGGGTATCAAAGCTCATGTAATCGTTTTCATCAAACGTCTTTTTTATGGGTTGTTTGTTTTGTTTTTTCAACTGTGTCTTTTGTTTTTCTTCATAGAACTTTTTAATAAGTCCACATTGTTCATTTCTAGAGTAATCAACGAAGAACACGAATACGTTGTATACGAGTTCTGTCGTTGCATTCTCCTTGACTATAAATTTATATTCTGTGTATTCACCTTTTTTGAGTGCCACCACTCCTCTCGTTTCTTCTTCGAGTTCTCTGAGAGCACATCGAAGGGGATTGAATATTTCTCGACGACGACACCCGCCTGTCACAAATATCCAATCCTTGAAGCGACGGTCCCTGACGGTTAAAAACCTTGGTTTTCCGTCAGCAAACGTCACTGGGATCGCGATTGCTTTGTATTTTTTCATTGCTCATTAGCAAGTTACAATTAATGAATATGTTTATTTCGTCGACAAATCGCCCAATTCTTTGGTCTTATCCTCGGTTTCAACCTCGACGTCTTCTCCCTCTTCCTCGGGTTCATCTTCGTAGTAAGACAAAGCATTGATATATTGAGCCATTTGTCCGGAGTGTGCCTTCACTTCCGAAACTTCATTCTTCGTGTTTTTGAGTTCTCTGTATATGTATAAACTACCTAGGATACATACGACTACAGCTACGAGGAGCATAGTTTCACGATCATAGGGAATCATCATTCTATTAACATTTCGATGTATTTTTTTAAGCACCTACAATTGCACCCATCTTTACTCTATTAGAGGGTGCACATTCGTATGCGGCTTGTCCAAACTGCACGGCATTGTAGTGTGCGTCTTCGCAGTCCTTTCCTGTTTTCGTTGGTGCTTGCTTAGCATCCACAAACTTTTCCAGCGTCCTGGATTTTGGATCGTAAGTGAGCACAAAAACGATGGCTAAGAGGGCTATAACAGTCCAAAACATATTATACTATTACCTGTGATTTAATTCGAGTACATGAGGCCACCCATACCATTTTCAACACGGAGCACGTTATAGTTGACAGCGTAGATCTTGTCCAACGAGTTGTTTTCGGTGCTGACGATTCTTGCCGAATCAAGTCGGGAGAAGTTGAGAGAACCGGTCGGTTGAAGCTTAGACGTTTCAAGGCAGAACGGGTAGATGAAAAGCGACGACTTCTTGTCACCCGAGGAGAACGGCACGTGGTAGTACGAAGACACCGCCGAATAGTTCGGAGATGCAAACTTGAAATCAGTGACATCCGTACCGTTGATTTGTAACTTGACCTTGTTGGTCGCCGTCATCAAACCACCCGCTTGTGCGTTACTCGCAAGGAACTTGATCGGGTGATTGAAGTTGAGTTCTTGGATCTTGGCCTGAGAAGCAACCGCGTTTTGGACTTGCGTAATCAGGATGTTTTGCGGCTTGCTCGCAAAAACGGCGCGCTCATCGGTGTCGAGGTAGGCGTAGTTCGCGTAGCACTCCCACTTATGGATCGCGGCTTGCGCACCCCACGTGATACGAAGCTCGACATCGTGATATTGGAGAGAAATGAGCGGCAAAGCGGATTGCCAGTTCTCACAGAAGAAGAATCGAAGCGGGTAGAATTGTTCATTCGCACCACCCCGGTAGATGCCACCGGCCACAGACTTCGACAAGTTCGTCGCGAGGAGTTCCGGGGCAATGTGCGTAGAGAACGCAGAGTCTTGTTCATCAATGACTTGACCCCCAATCAAAAGTTCAACCTTGGAAATCGCCGTACTCCAGTCAGCGACGGTGTTCGCTTGCGTGCCATCACCCTTGATCGGCATGAAATACACGTAGTTGAGCAAGTCACCCTTGCGCTCAAAGCGCACGGTAGACATGCCGTTGTTCGACACGTTACCCTGGATGACTTGACGTTCGGTCGTTTGAGAGAAATTCGTGTGACGACGGTAGGTAGATCTGAAGAAACTGACTTCGGGTTGACCGACAAGGTGCGCATCTTGAGCACCGACGGCCACGAGTTGGGCAATACCACCAGACATTTTATACTATATTAGCATTTTATTTTTTTAAGCTCGGCCTCGAGATGCTCTATCTTCTGTATGGCTTTCTGAAGAGCGCCATACATCGACGCGTATATTTGATCTGGGTTTAGGAATTTAAGATCTTGAATGCCGTATTTCTGATCAATGGTTTCAATCGATTTAGGCATGACTTCTTCGACCTCCTGAGCAATCCAACCAAGTACATTTTTGTCCTTTTGATGTTCGCTAAATTCTTCAATACCACTCTTCCATGTAAATCTACGTAGTGGTACGTTTTTTACAGTTTCGTAACATTGATCAAGATCCGCATTGATGATATTTTCCTTGAGACGTCTGTCAGACGTCGATGACCACGTGCCACCACCGGTTTTTGCCGCAGTTCCAATCACTTCAAGATCGAATGTCGGTGACGACGTTTTAATACCAACACGTCCGCTGGTGACGAGAGAATTACCTGAATTCGTGAGTTGTAAAGTCGTCGATGCAGTATTACCTGTTGTCGTAATTTGCTGAAGTGTGTAACTTGGTGTGATGGACACTGTTCCTAGCGTGATTTTACTCGCGAGCACGTTTCCACGTACGGTGAGTACGTTCGATCCAGTGTCTTGAATGACGACGTTTGCACCCACGTCGAGTGTGTGTATCGGTGAAGCGTTAGAAATACCATAATTGGAAATTACAGAGTTGAAACCAGTTTGAGTGTTTGAAAATGTGATTTGGTTTGTAAAGTTACCACCGATGTTAGACAAGAAACCGGCGTCCCCGTAGTACGCTGCGGCTGTGATAGCACCCGGAGTTGAGAGATTACCCCCACTACTGAAATTCATGGTCGTGATATCGATGAGTTCTCCGTCTTGTGTGTAACCAACGATGTTTGATACAGCCGTCGCCGCTCGCACGGGGCGAATGAATGTCGCGTTCGCCCTCGTCGTATTGAGTGCGCTGGTTGTTGCATTGAGTACAATCGTGTCATTGTGTTGATTTGTTTGACCAGCTCTGAAACCGATGGCAATCGCGTTTGTTCCCTGGTTCGTTTCACCAGCTTGGTAACCAATCGCCGTTGCGTTTGTTTGTTGTCCTTGGAATGCGCTGAGGTATCCAAGTGCTATAGTCGTGTTATTTTGAGAAATGTAACCAGCTCTGTAACCAACCGCGATACCGTAGGGTTGTTGTGACGTTTCACCCGCACCTTCACCGATCGACACAAAGAATGGTCCTTGGCGAATATTTCCTTCAATGCGTACATCACCTTTCACGTATAATTGTTTATTCGCAAATGTCGCATTCGTACCGATACCAACATTACCAGTGATGACAGTGTCTCCATTTACAGTTGCCGCAGTTGCCGTGAGACCGGTGGTGAGTAGTTTATTCGTACCACCCGTAGACACGTATCCATCTGCGAGGAACTTATTCGTACCACCCACCTTGTCGAGCACGAGACCATCACCGGCTGTGTAACGCATACGGGTACTTCCTATCTGTAAAGCACCCGTCAATTGCATTTGTTCGGTCGGTGTCGTGGTACCAACACCAACGAATCCACTGTTTTTGATTGTAATGACCGGCGAATTCGCGGTTCTAGACGCACCCGTAGCTTTCGTATCAAAAACAATCTCACCCGCGCGAAGGCGAATGCGATCTTTTGTGTCATTTCCCTTGAAGAGTAAGAGTTCGGATGCCGTGTTTCCTTGATCGAAGACTCGGTTTTCAATCACGGTATTCGCATAGCCATTATCACCGAGGGTTCCACCAAATAAAATCGATTTAGGACCC